TCTCCTACGCTGCTACATCAGTATAACTGTTATTTGTTCCTGTTGCAACATTTGAATAACTATTATTAGTTCCTGTTGGTACGTTAGAATAACTGTTATTTTGACCGGTGTCAACATCTCCGTATGCAAAAATATTAACAGATCCTATATTAAATGTAGCAGATTGACCGGTTAATCCAACCTGCATATCAACCACAGATACAGAACCAATACTAGCACTAAATGATTGACCAGATAATCCAAGAGTCATATCATTAGGGTCTAAGTTACCTACACTAGCTGTTGCAGATAATCCTGTAGGTTGAGCTACAGCACCACCTAATCCTATGATTGTACCTAAATTAAATTCTGCAGAAACACCCGATAATATCGCTGTGTTGTTTGGTGCAACTGCCGTGCCAATTGATGCAGACATTGAAAATCCTGTAACATCAACTTGATTGTTAGAAAAACCTATTGCAGTTCCTTGAGCTGAAGTTATTGATAACCCAGAAAGAATAGCTGTTGCATTTGGTAATGTTACAGTCCCTTGACTTGCTGTAAACTCTTGACCCGTTAAACCCACAACTTGATCGGCAACAGAAACAGAACCTATTGCGAAAGAAGCAGAAATACCTGATGTTGATACGTTAGCATCTGATTCAACTGCTAATGATCCAACACTAAACGATGCAGAAATACCTGATGGTTCTACAACTGCAGAACCTATTGCTGATAAAGAACCAACGTTAGATGAAAACTCTACACCACTTATATCGAAGTTTGGACTTAACCCAATTGTAATTGCAAACTCACCCCAAGAACCTTGACCATAAGTATTATTACCCCAGCCTTCTATACCCATGCTGGAAGTTATTTCTTGACCTGTTAATGAGACAGTTACATCGTTAAGATCTCCCCAAGACTGTTCATTCCAAGTCTTAGCTCCCCAACCTGCTCCAAACTTTTGGTCTTCATTCCAATAAGCTTGACCCCAGGTAAATCGACCCCATCCTGAGTTTACCGACATGGTCGGCCTCCTATGCTAATCTGATTATTGCGCTACTTGCGTCTGCTGTTGGAAACTCTATTTTGAATGTTCCATTACTCGCTGTTTTGTCACCACCAAATGCAATTATACAAACGGCATCAGTTGTTCCTGAACCACCGTCTGTTGTTGTATTATAGATCATTGCTCCGTTTGCAGTGAAAGAAGCTGATGTAAAAGTTACATCAGAAAAATCTGTAAATGCTGTTGTAGAAGATAGTGATACACCAGAGTTTGTTAAAGTCGCTCCACCTGCAGAATATGCAGATCCTGATGTATTTGATATTTCATTTGATGTTGAATAATCTGTAGTAGCAGCACCTAAAGAAGCTGAACTTGTAAAAAGAGCAATCTTAAAAGTGTGTCCACCTGAAGATTCAAAACTGTGTTTACCTTGTAAAAGCTCTTGTTTAAAGCTTGAACATATTGCTGATGTTATTGCCATAATTAATCTCCTATTACGGTGTTGGAGAAG